GTGCTCGTGCGTAACTAACTGCAAGTGCCTTGTTCTCACGCTTCTCCTCCATCGTTGCTTTGGTTCGTGCTTCTATGAATGTTTTCTTTGAGGATAGGGGCACCTCGTCCGTCTGCTGTGCGGATACGAACACCAACAACAGGGATAGTATTACCGTCAATGTCAACCCACGTCTTGCCTTCTTGTTCATCTGTCTTCTTCTCCATTTCAAGCAACTGCTTATAGGTATCAGGGTATAGATGAGCAAGACGTACTAACGCACGGTCTCTTGCCCTTCTGTAATTGCGTTGGCGCACCGCTTGGTTAGCAGCACCACGCAACCTCTTATTTGTTTCCATTGTTAGTCTTATCCTCCCATACAATCAAAGCATAAGCTATTAGCATCACAACAATTAAGCCTAGAACAAAGGTCATTGCACACCTGCCATTACTGCAAAGACGATCTTTGTAATGTCAATGGGTTCAATTATCAAACGAGCATCCTCTTCCCCTGCCTCCCAGCAGGACACCAATAGGCGTGAGTTCAAGGGTGATTGGCGTAGCCATTGGACTGCGCTATGCGGGTCTTCCCCGCCCCATACTGCGTTGCCATCCTCGGTTGCTATCTCGTAGAAGTTTACCAGCTTGTTCTTTGGGTGAAATCCTGAAGGTGGGTCACCCAAGAATGCTTCTCCCTTACTATCAAAGCGCACTACTCTGCCATCAGTTGTCATCTTCTTCTCCTTTGTTGAATGTATCTACCATAGACAAGGCGTGAACCATACGCATCAAGTTCATCCCTGCCTCCTTCTCCATTTTTTCATCGTGCATCTGCATTATCGCAAGGTCACGACACAACTCTGCCTTAGCTCGCCAGTAGTCTACCGTAGGTTCAGACATTACTTTCCCCTTCTGCTTCTTCTAATGTATCAAACTCAGGACTGAGTTCTTCGTCTTCATCTTCTTCAAATACAGGGTCATTGAGTGGTGGTTCATAACTCATTCTCTTCTCCTTCCTTGATTACATCGTTGATCGTCTTCTCTACCTTGTCTACTGGTAGTTCAATCTTAGATAGGGCTTCGCCTAACGCCGTGCGCCAGTTCGTTGCCTGCCCTGTTGATAGTTGCTTGGGTTCTTCCCCTGCAAAGTCCCACAACTCCACATCAAAGCTCTTGTTTGCGGGTGCAATTACTACTGTGAATACAAACTGTGCCATCTTTTCCTGCTCACTCATCTTCTTCTCCTTGTGGGTGTGCTCCATTGACTACATTCATCACGTCTATTGCGTGTTTCAACTGTTCAATCAACCCTTCTTCTGCGGGTTCGTACTCTCCATCTCCTAAGTAACCACTAGACCACTCGTTGGTCTCGTAGTTGTAGATGGTTCCTTCTTCAAAGCGAGCCTCCTCTACCGAGGCATCCCACTTCCAAGCTTTTGTTTTCTCGCTATAACTAACCACAAAGTGGTGTTCCTTACTCATCCTCTTCTCCTTTACTCATCATCTTCTCCATCCAATACGCCACGGTGACGATTGGAATACCGTATACTAACAGCAAACCCCACAAAACTACCGCATCATCCATCACGCCTCCTCCTCCTGCCTTGGGCAGTCCTCGTAAGGGTTCTCTTGTCCTTCGTTATCCTCGCACATACAGAAGTTGAACCTCTCCACCTGCGTAGCGTGAGTCAGCTCTGCCAACTCCCCCCAGCTTATACTTTCGCACTCGCCACAATAGCAAGCACCTAGTTCGCCCTTGTTGCACTCCTCTTTGGTGAGTGCTGGTTCCCATTGTTTCATTGTCACGCCTTGCCCTCCTTCTCTGAGATCATCTGACCTGTTCTTATCCCTGCGATTAAGCTCCGCAAAGTTCGCTCTGCTTCTGCCTTCGTCCCTCCTAGATAGTCACTGAATCCGCGAGGTTCCCAGTGTCCTGAGCCGTAGTGACTGCCTCCCGTGAAATGAATACGAAAGGCTCGCCCGTATGTCCTGCTCCCCGCTTGCAGTACCAAGTGCGGGCGCTTGTTTGACTCGTAAGTATCCTCCACCTCCTCCCCTTCAAATAAGGGTTTGACTAGCTCCTCCAACACACCAACCAAGCGGTGCAAGTCCTCCATTGTTGTGCTCATAGTCCGTGCTCCTGTTCTACTTCTAGCAATTCAGCGATGAAGCGGGTAACCTCTTGCGGGCGGTTTGCGTACTCGGTCAAAGCTTCGCCCAGCTTGGCCAGTTCTACATAGCCCAGTTCAAAGCTAGGGCGCTCCCAGTTTGCGAGGGGCATCTCTTCCCCGTACATCTCCTCCGTGTAGCCGATTAAGTCGAGGAACCTACGAAATGGGCTGAAGTTGTTATAGTTGCTGCTCCAGTGGTAAAGCTCGCCCACGTTCTCGGCGTATGTTGGAGTCGCTTCTGCCAACCAAGACAGGGCGCCCTCCTCGCGTAGTGTTGCGTCATTCTTGGCGCAGTCGGTGCATCCGCTGGTGCGGTCTCCCGCGTGGATTGTTGTCATTGCATAGCCCCTTCCTAGGCTTAGGCGGGGCGGTCTTGCCCCTTACCTTGTGCCCCCGTCGGATTGTGAACCCGTAGCCCGTAGCGCGGGGGCGGTCTTGCTTAAAACGGCGTCTTAAGAGTCTCCCCGCACTGATAGCACCCAATTACCTCGTGTCCGAACGAGTACTCACTGCGCTGGCACTCTTGCGCCCCTTCTTTCCCCTTTCCACACTTGGGGCACAGCATTTCATTGTTGACGACATAAGCGAACACACTCATCAGTTCCCCTCGCAGTCTGAATAGATGGGTTCAGTGACCCATTCGCCGTGTTGTGAGTTCTGGTATGTGATGAGCTGCTGAGTCTCACCCGTGGCACATCCCTGCGCCGTTCCCAGTGCTGCCAACATTGCCACGATTAAGGCAAGGAATACGCCCGCGACCGCTAGGGTCGCCTTCGTTGCGGTCTCCATTACTTCGCCCCTCTTCCGCACTTGGTACACACGAGCTTGTTGCCGTCCTTTATGTGGTCAACCTGTCCTCCTAAGTTCCAAGCGGATACGGAGCAATAACACCACAGTTTGATTGTGTTGGTCATTACTTCACCCCGCAAGCTTCTAGGAATCGGGCGCGGTCAAAGCGTGGGTTGTCTGCTTGCAGTGCCTCGGCTAGGTTGCGAGCTAGATCCGCCCCGATTGTCTCGGATAGTTCTACCATCTCGCCAACATTTGCAAACACTTGGGCAATTAGCTGGTAATCTTTGCGTGTCATTAGATGCGTACTCCGTTCACAATAAACCCGCCTTGGATGATGTAGAATAAATCACTGAGAACGTTCTCGATTGTCTGAAGCATTTCGCCCTCGGCGCCGTATGACTTCTCGGCTTGGAGCTGGTTATCTATTGCTGACTTGATTTCTTCAAGTGTTAAGGTCTTCGTCATTCTTGTTGCTCCTCGTAGGTTAATTCAAGCGGTTCAGCTTGATGAGATAAAAGTACTACGGGCGTCTACCGTATGCAAGCTCAAACAAGGGTTTTTTGGTAACAACTTCATAACGGTTTGCAGTGTGTCGGCTGAGTGAATCCTGAGAACGGCAAGGGTCGAATGGTTGAAAGTTCAATCACTTTCGCGGGGCGTTGTTACTCGTTGGTAACTTACGGGGCAAGAGCTCGGGCGGGTTAGGTCGCTGGTTGGATTATTAAATCCTTTGGTGCGGTTATAGCTTGGTCAGTCGGCCACCAGTACGGGGGCGCGAAACCTTGCCGAAGGTAGAGCGAGCCCACTCTGCAGAGATAAGCCGACAGTACGGGCAAGGCAGACGGTACCCCAGCCAAAAGACGACCCGCAGCGAAAACAAGACCCCTAGGTGTTAAGTTATGTACCGTAGTACTGTATGTACCCACTACAGATATATTTCCTAAAGTGAACCAGATCACTTACTAATGTCCTATTTTGTACCGATATTAAAGTGACGTTAGTCACAATATGAAAATACTTTATACCATAGGCAGGAAATGAACTTTTTTTCCTGCCTTATATACAGTAGGGGCGGTAATTGTGATAGCCCCGTACAGTCTCGCTACGGTTACCCTACGCGAGTCCCTAGGACGAGCCCTGACTTACCCCTCGCTACGCTGTAGCTTGCTCGGGAGTTACGGTAACTGATGTCGTGCCAAGCACGACTTTTAATCGGGTGTAGTCTACCTACAACCCAATGAGATTCTAGGAGACTAATGGCTGAGAACTCAGCAGATATAGCAAAGCGAATCATCCTTGGATGTGTAGCTGAGGGTATGACCATTGAACAAGCCTGCCTATCGGCTGGTAAGTCTATGAAGACATACGAGTACTACCGACGTACTGACAAAATCTTTACAGACAAGATTGATCGAACCCGCCTAGGACTAAAGGACAAACAATTCGCCGCAGGCGATGTCCACGACATCTCATTTGCCGAGTTTCGCCAACGCTTCCTTAACTCCAAGACCTTCCCCCACCAGCAGAACCTAGTGGATATGATCGAAGGCAAAGAGGTTTCCTGGCTACACCCTTCGATGAAGTACGAACCAGGGCTAGCTAACAACCGTATCCTTATTAACATCCCGCCCAACCACGCCAAGTCCATCACAATCACAGTGGACTATGTAACTTGGCAGGTTGCCCGTAATCCTAACTTTCGTGTACTGATCGTTTCCCAAACGCAGCAATTGGCTGCTGACTTTCTCTACGCCATCAAGCAGCGTTTGACTCACCCAATGTATGAGAACCTTCAAAATGCTTATGCTGCTGGCGTAGGGTTTAACTCTAAGTCTGCCTCGTGGCAGGCTACCCGTATCACCTTCGGTGATGAGCTACGTGAGTCTAGCGAAAAAGACCCAAACATTGAAGCCGTCGGTATCGGCGGTCAGATCTACGGTAAACGTGCCGATATGATTATCGTAGACGACGCGGTTACCTTAAAGAATGCCAATGAGTTTGAACGCCAGATCAAGTGGTTGACACAGGACGTACGTTCTCGTCTGAACCCTACTGGTAAATTGATTATCATTGGAACCCGTGTGGCAGCCGTTGACCTCTATAGAGAGCTACGTAACCCAGACCGCTACCCAGGTGGCTTAGTTCCTTGGAAGTACCTAGCGATGCCAGCTTTGCTGGAGACAGATGAGGACCCTGACAAGTGGGTTACCCTCTGGCCAGCATCGGATGCTCCATTTGATGGGCAAGAAGAATCAGATCTTAATGAGGACGGCCTCTATCCTAGATGGAATGGACGTAACCTCTACAACGAACGTCAAGCTATGGACGCATCTACTTGGGCGCTGGTCTACCAGCAGCAAGATATTTCAGATGATGCCATCTTTGATCCAGTATGTGTGAGAGGTTCTATTGATGGTATGCGTAAAGCAGGTCGTTTGGTTCCTGGTCATCCAGGCCATCCGCGTGATGTCAATGGCTTTTCTTTTATTTGTGGTCTTGATCCCGCTATGGTTGGTGATACAGCCGCCGTTTGTTACGCTGTTGATCGCGTTAGTCACAAACGTTATATCGTGGATGCTATTAAAATCACTAGGCCAACGCCTGCTCAGATACGTCAGTTAATTTTTGACTGGACTACCCTCTATAGTCCTAGTGAATGGATCGTGGAGAAGAATGCGTTTCAATCATTCCTTACGCAAGACGAAGGCATCCGAGCAAACTTGGCCTCTCGGGGAGTGCTACTGCGGGAACACCATACTGGAAACAACAAATGGGATTCAGGCTTTGGCGTTGCATCAATGTCAACTTTGTTCGGCACCAAGCAACACGACGGAAAGCACCACCGCGACAATTTAATTCATATGCCTAGTGACCAAACGGAAAACATTAAGGCAATGATTGAGCAGTTAATTACCTGGTCCCCAACGACTAAGGGTAAAACAGATATGGTGATGGCGCTGTGGTTCTGTGAGATCCGCGCACGTGAGATGCTCAACCAAGGCATCCACGCTACACACCATATGAAGAACCCATTCCTGTCTCGTTATGAACAGGGTAAGCGAACAGTTATCAATATAGATGAATTGCTCGCAGAAAAAGATCGTACATTCATCTAATAAGGAGATAATAATGGCATCATCACGTTCAAAACTTAGCGCTATGGAACGTAAGTTGTTTCTAACACAAAATACAACTGGCAAGTCACAACGCATTGCTTCTGCACTAGCAAAGCCTGCTCGTCTAACGCCAAGAGAACAAGAAGCAGCAGGAAACGTAATTAACCCACGCCGTGTACTAGACCAGTCACGCGCTCTTGCTCGCGCTAAGGGTTCAGTAGCACGTGCAGAAAAGAAAGCAGCCGAAGCAAGAATGCTTAAGGCTACTACAGGTGGAACTGCAGCAAGTAAGAAAAATGAAAAAATGAAGCAAATGCCAAAGACAAAAATTACTGGCACTGCTTCTACCACACCACGCGTTTCTGGATCGATGATTAGTTCTCAGCCAAAAACTGTTGCTAAGTCTAAGCAACAAGTTAAGAAGAAGACTAAGTAAGGAATTCCATTGTTATCAACTAAAGAGGTAGTAGCTAAAGTAGCACGTCTACAAACACGCTACGCCGCACGTGACCAGAGAATGCGCGACGTTCTCTCAGTGCGTCAGGGAGACATCTCAAAGGTTTACCCTGCGATGTTTTCAGAGGAATACCCAAAGCCTCTAGTTGCTAACTTCGTAGATGTAGCTGCACGTGACTTAGCAGAAGTTATGGCACCACTGCCATCTTTTAACTGCGCTGCTACCAATATGGTTTCAGACTCTGCACGTAAAGCTGCAGATACACGTACACGCATTGCAAATTTTTTCGTCAGTGGATCTGAACTACAAATTCAGATGTACACAGGTGCTGACTGGTTCAATACCTACGGTATGTTGCCAGCAATTATTGAGATGGACTATGAAACCAATAATCCGAGAATACGTCTGCTTAATCCTTTTGGTGTATATCCTGAAGTTGATCGCTTTGGTCGTACCCTCTCGATCTCACAAATAATTGAAACAGATGCAGAAAGCCTTGCAGCTCAGTACCCAGAGTTTGCTGACCAGATTATGCCACGCAATGTCTACGGTCAAGGTTCTCCTTATGTATCTCTAGTTCGCTACCACGATAAAGACCAAGATCTTATTTTCCTTCCAGAGCGTAAGAACTTAGTTCTATCTAATACACCTAATCCAGTAGGCAAGTGCCTAGCAGGTGTAGCTATGCGTTCATCTATTGATGGCGAAGCACGTGGACAGTTTGATGATGTTCTCTCAGTGCAGCTTGCTCGTGCTCGCTTTGCAGTGTTGCAGATCCAAGCAGCAGAGAAATCTATCCAAGCACCTATTGCTATCCCACAGGATGTGCAAGAACTTGCATTGGGACCTGATGCGATTATGCGTTCTGCTAACCCACAAGGCATTCGTCGTGTTCCACTAGAACTACCTGCTGGAGTCTTTACAGAATCTGGTGTCCTAGAACGCGAACTACGTACAGGTGCTCGTTACCCAGAGACTCGCTCAGGTAACATTGACGCATCTATCGTTACAGGCCGTGGTGTGCAAGCATTACAGGCAGGCTTTGATACACAGATCAAGGCAGCACAAGCACAGTTTGCTCGTCTATTCACTGACCTAGTATCACTATGTTTTGAAGTAGACGAGAAGATCTTTGGTAATATGACCAAGGAAATCAAGGGCGTAGATGACGGTACTCCATTCAATATGAAGTACATTCCATCAAAGCAGATTGCAGGTAACTACGGCGTAGATGTCCGTTACGGAATTATGTCTGGTATGGATCCAAACCGTGCAACTATTGCTTTGCTACAAATGCGTTCAGACAAACTTGTATCACGTGATTATGTACGCCGTGAACTACCAGTTGAAATTAACG